ATAATTGAGAAGTTTGAAAATTCTGTTGAGAAAGTATCAGAATTTCATAATATTAATACACAAAAGTTTTATGATTATTTTGATAAAGAAGCAATAGAACAATTAGGAGAGAAATAAAAATGGCACAAACATTTATAGTTAAAGGTGATGTTGTCACAAATGCCTCTGACAATGATTTTGGTAGAGCACAGTATGTTAGAATTACAGCGACTGGTGACACGACTGGAACACTTGAAGAATCAGATGGTACTACAGGAATTGGACAATTCTATTTAGAGAACGGTGATACTGTTATCATAGAAAAACACCCAGCTGAAAAAATTACTTGTAATAATTCAAAAGCTAGTGCAGTTGGATCACCGAGAAGTTAATTATGACAATATCAACTACAAAGTTGGTTGATAATGATTTTCATATTATTGTCAACTCTAATGGTATCGGAAACGAAGAAGAACAGACTTTGGTTGATGTAGTAAATTCAAATAAGGCTTCTAGCGAGCCTAAAGTATCTGTGGCCAATATTCGTTATGAGATAATTGGTACAGGTAAAATTACTGTGTTTTTTAAGAATGACACAGAAAAAAAAGTAGAGTTATCAGGTCGTGGTAATTATGGTTTGAAACCTACTGAAGAAAAAATAAAAGATGTGGTAGGAGATATACTTCTATCAAGTGACTCTAATGTAAGTAAATATAATCTTGTAATAGAGGCACACAAAGAAACAGGATACAACTAATGGCAGATACAGTCACATCACAAACGATAGCTGATACCTCTGGTGTTAAGTTTGTTGCGAAACTAACAAACTTCTCAGATGGTACTGGTGAAACTCTAGTCAAAAAAGTAGATGCTTCAGAGTTAACTTTTATGACAGAAGATGGTAATAGAAAAATTAGTAAAATCTATTACTCAATAAACACTAATAATAATAAGGCTGGTATTGAATTGATATGGGATGGCGCAACAAATGCCACTGCTTTACACTTATCTGGTAATGGTTTTTGGGATTTAAGAACACACGGAGCAGAGATACCAAACAACGCTACAACACCTACAGGCGATGTTTTATTATCAACAAAAAACTTTGTAAACGGCGATAATTACACGATTATTGTAGAGTTTAGGTAAAAAAGTTTATAAATATTAGAGGTTAAGAGAGAGAATTATGAAACTAATATCAGAAGAAGTCGCATCAGCGGAATATCTAGTAGAAGAAAAAAACGGAAAGAAAGAATACAAAATCAAAGGTGTATTCTTACAATCAAATATCAAAAATAGAAATGGAAGAGTCTATCCGAGAGAAGTTTTGGTTAGAGAAGTGAACAGATATAGCAAAGAATTTATCAATAAAAATAGGGCTTTTGGCGAGTTAGGTCACCCTGACGGTCCAACAGTAAATTTGGAACGAGTATCACACATGGTGAAATCACTAAAACCAGATGGCGATAATTTTATTGGTGAAGCAAAAATTATGGACACTCCTTACGGTAAAATTGTAAAAGGTCTTATTGATGAGGGCGCTCAACTTGGTGTTTCAAGTAGAGGTATGGGGTCTATAATGAATAGAAACGGAATTAACTTTGTAAAAGATGACTTTTATCTTGCCACAGCGGCAGATATTGTAGCAGATCCAAGTGCACCTGATGCCTTCGTAGAGGGTATTATGGAAAGTAGAGAATGGGTTTGGGACAATGGTGTTCTTAAACAAGTTGATATTGAGTCTTGGAAAAGACAAATCCAAGAGGCGAGAAGAACAGTTTTAGAAGAAAAGAAGCTAGATGTGTTCAAGTCGTTTCTTACAAAACTTTAATCTTATAAATATCCATTACAAAGGAAATTTATAACTAGTTATAAAATAAAAAAGGAGATTTCTAATGGCCGAAACAGAAAAAAACATTGAGGCGGTAGAAGCACAAGCTGAAAAGGAAATTAGCGAAAACCAAGCTAATCCTCAAGCTGACGCTCCTAAAAAGAATGCTGTAGCGGCTGAGCCTTCGCACATTGCCAAGATGGCAGACCACGAAGATTTAGGCGCAGCTGTAGTAAAACCTACAGACAGCAATCCTGACGCCACAAAGAAAATGAGTCAAGTTTCTGGTGACGCTCAACAAAAAAACCAAGGTGCTGCTGACGCAATGCCGAAGTTAAAAGAGGGCGAAGAAACTGACACGGCAGATGAGAAGAAATCCGAAGTTAAAGAAGACGCAAAAGAAGACGAGAAGAAAGAAATGGCTATGAACGACAAAGATAAAAAAGACATGAAAGCTTCTTATCACAAAGAAGAAACAGAAGACGAAACTATTGATGTTTCTGCTGATGTTGACGCTTTAACTAAAGACGAAGACTTATCTGAAGATTTCAAATCTAAGGCAGCGACAATCTTTGAAGCAGCAGTAAAATCAAAAGTTTCTGAAGCTAAAAAGAAAATGCACGCTTCTTACGAGGAGAAATTAAAAGAAGAAGTTGAGACCACAAAATCTGAGTTAGTTGAAAAAGTAGATTCATACCTAAACTATGTTGTTGAGGAATGGATGCAAGATAACAAACTAGCTGTAGAGCGTGGAATCAAAGGTGAAATCGCTGAGGACTTCATAAGTGGACTTAAAAAATTATTTGAAGACCACTACATTGATGTTCCAGATGAGAAATATGATGTGCTAGAAGACCAAGCGTCTAAAATTGAAGACCTTGAGAAAAAACTTAACGAACAAATAGAAAAGAATGTTGAAATGAACAAAGCAAACAGCGAACTAAAAAGACAAGACATCATTGATGAGGCGTCTGCAGATTTAGCTGATACTGCTAAAGAGAAATTCAACAAACTTGCTGAGGAAGTTGAGTATTCAAACGAGGAAGATTTTAGAACTAAAGTAAAAACTATTAAAGAGTCTTACTTTGGAGCAAAAAAAGAGTCTTCAACTGATATAGATGATGTAGCGGTAGCAGGTGAATCTAGCGAACAAGATCCAGCTGATTTATCTAACAGTATGGCTGCTTATACCGCCGCTATTAGCAAAACAAAAGACATTAAAATTGTCAAGTAATACAATAGAGGGAGAAAAGTATAATGTACTTATCTGAAACTTACGAAAAAAAATGGCAGCCTGTACTTGAGCATTCTGATTTACCAAAAATCACGGATTCTTACAGACGAGCCGTTACAGCTACTATCTTGGAAAACCAAGAAAGAGCACAAAAAGAAGACGCTGCATTCTTATCAGAAGCTGCGCCTACTAACGCTACAGGTTCTGGTATCTCTAACTGGGATCCAATCCTTATTAGCTTAGTAAGAAGAGCTATGCCAAACCTTATCGCTTATGATATTGCTGGCGTACAACCAATGACAGGTCCAACAGGCCTTATCTTCGCAATGAGAAGTAGATACACTTCACAAACAGGCAATGAAGCAATGTTTGACGAAGCAGATACAGACTTCTCTGGAAGAAATGCTGCTGGTGATTCAACTTCAGGTCAAACTGCTGGTGGTCACTCTGGAACTAACCCTGCAATCTTAAACGACAGCCCAGCTGGAACTTTCACAAAATCTGAAGGTATGACAACTGGAACTGCTGAGGCATTGGGTGATTCAGCTTCAAACGCTTTCGCTGAAATGGCTTTCTCAATAGAGAAATCTACAGTGACTGCTAGAAGTAGAGCTCTTAAAGCAGAATACACTATGGAATTAGCACAAGACTTGAAAGCTATTCATGGTTTAGATGCTGAAACAGAACTTGCAAACATTCTATCTGCTGAGATCCTTGCGGAAATCAACAGAGAAGTTGTAAGAACTATCTACATAAACGCTGAAAAAGGAGCTAGTGCAAACACTGGTTCAATCAACACTACTACAGAAGGTATCTTTGATTTAGATACAGACTCAAATGGTAGATGGTCAGTTGAGAGATTTAAAGGCTTAATGTTCCAAGTGGAAAGAGAAGCTAATACAATCGCTCAAAGAACAAGAAGAGGAAAAGGAAATATCCTTATAACTTCTTCTGATGTTGCTTCAGCTTTACAAATGGCTGGTGTATTAGATTACGCACCTGCTCTTAACAATAACCTAAATGTTGACGACACAGGCAACACATTTGCTGGTGTATTAAACGGTAGATTTAAAGTGTACATTGATCCATACAGTGCGAACTCTGCTGCTAAGCAGTATTTCGTAGTAGGATACAAAGGTACATCACCATATGACGCTGGATTATTCTATTGTCCATATGTACCTCTACAAATGGTTAGAGCAGTAGGCCAAGACACATTCCAACCGAAAATTGGTTTCAAAACTAGATATGGTCTAGTAGCAAACCCATTCGCAGAAACAGGTGCACAATCTGGAGCTGCAACGGCTGTGAACAATGCTGGTTCAGCTAACTCAAACAGATACTACAGAAGAGTCCAAGTTGCGAACTTGATGTAATATCTAACTTTGGGTTATACCAAATTAAAAGAGGCGCTTCGGCGCCTCTTTTTTTGCCTTTTTTAAGCCATATAAATACTACTATGAAATACCTAGTAATCATAATCGCACTCACTCTATCCTCATGTTCTTATAAAGCGGACATTGATATATGGGATAGATTCATGGATAGAATAGATAACTTTAAAAATAAAGATAAAGTATCTGAATCAGATCAAAAACTAATACTAGAGGCCACTGAAAAAGAGTGGTCAGAGGTGGATAAAGAGATAGATAAATAGTATTATGACAGTTGTAAAATCACTATCACGCCAACCTACAAAACTAGACTATGCGTCACCAACGCAGTTTAAGTTTAACATAACAAAATTACCTAAAACAGAATATTTTTGTACACAGGTCAATATACCTGGTATTACTTTAGGTGGCGATATTGTACAACCAACACCTTTAAAAGACATACCTTTACCTGGTGAAAAGTTGACTTATGAACCACTACAAATGACTTTTCTGGTTGATGAAAATTTAGAAAACTTCCAAGAGATACATGGTTGGTTAGTGGGTCTAGGTTTTCCTAGAGATCATAATGAGTTTCAAAATCTAGCGACAGCTGGTAATGATAGGTTCCCACTAAAAAATCAATTAGTGAGTAATGAAATAGGTAAACAAAAATATGGTGCGGCTAGAACTGGTGGTATATATTCAGATGCCACTCTATCAGTATTGACTAGTAAGAATAACACAATATTAGAAGTAAGGTTTAGAAATATGTTCCCTACTTCTTTAA